CCATAGCACACAGTTGTCTGGTGCTTTGATCTTTCTATGTAGAATAAGTTTTTTATCTTGATGGCGCCAAGTAAACATAAGCTCTGCTCCAAATAAGCGGCCCATTGTTTCTCTGCTTTGCTGTAGGAAGTCATATTGTGCTAAACTACCTTTACGTGATGATCCAAGTAAGTATGTTTGCATGTATGCTGACTGAAAAGGTTCAAAGTCGTTACCAGAGTTTGCACTTACGCCTGTTGTACGTCTAAATATATCACGTACTTCGATTACTTCAGTTGGTAGTGTGTATTCGCTTTGATCCATAAGTAATTCCAATACAATAAAACTTTCTTCTACTGCATTTTCACTTCGCTGTCTATACTTCTCAAGACTTTTTTTAATGGCCAGTTCGTAGTGTTCTGGGTCAAGTTCAACATCGACCATTCCTCCGCCTAAACGAAGTTCAATTTCTTTTTGTAATTTAGCTTTTTCACTCATGAATACATTCTCCTGGTATACTTTTATCCTACTATGTATTTATCAGTAAGTCTTCAGAAAGTTCCACTAATGTTGTTGCATACTTTATATCTGCGTCAGATGTTGTTTTTAATTTGCTAATATCAGGAACTATGTCGTTTGCAAGCATTTCTAAAAATTCATAATTAGATTCGTCTGGATTCAAGTAACATATATCTAATTGATCCATACTTACATGCTTTAATTCACTAATAACATCACCTAAGAATGGATCTCTAATATCAAATGACTGATATTTTGCTGTTTCAAATATAAAAAATTTTCTAAATACATAATTATCTTTTACAAATGCACTTAGATGCGGAAAGCGTCTAATAGTTTTTACACTTTTATCTCCAAACATTGTGCCTGAAAAAACATATATAATTTTCCACACACCCATTTTTTTAAGTTCAGATACTGCTATATCAAAATCTTCTCTATCCTCAAACAATACAATATTACTAAGTCCTTGCTTTTTTGCTGATGCAAGTGTTACCAATCCTAATTGCTGATCTAATAACATATTATGTGATGGTGTTTCTGTGTTCTTACAATCTACAATGATAGCAAACTTATCTTCCTCATTTCTATTGAAGATTTCGTATGGAGTGATAAACATATTTAGAATACCGCCAGTATTATAGTCTCATCGTTTAATCTACCGTTAAGTTTTGTTTCAGTTGTTTTTAATGTTTCAAACAACTTCTCTGTTTTTGACTTTGTAGTTTTTTTAATTGTTGGCAAAAACTCATCTGTCTTACGTACTGTGCGTTGCACACTTTTTTCTTCGTTGTAACCTAACAGTGTTGTACCTTTAACACTTAGCCCTGAACCTTCTCTGCCCATGCCTGTTGGGTCTATATTACTTGCATAATACAATCCAATTTTACGATTCTTGCAATTAAATACCATTGCAATGTTTGCACCAATTAGTTTCTCAGGTGGAACACTTGCAATACCGTAAGTAGTATCACTCATTTTATATTTAAGTTTCTTAACAAGCTGGTCTGCTGGCTTAAACTTTGCTTTACGTGGCTTACGTTGTGCTTTATTCTCTACTGCAATAATATCGCATGCATCAGTAATGCGTTGAAACATTTCTAATGTGGACTTTTGTTGCTTAGCCGATAAGTGCGTATATCCTTCTTTTAGTTGTGCAAACATATCTTGTTCATGCTCGCTCATCTTTTTAAGTTTTGCACTAGTAGGAAAATTAACTAGATCAAACATTTCATCACGTTCGCCTTGATACCATGTTTTAATTAAACGTGCATGCCCAGCTTTTGCTTGTGCTTTACGTAAAATAGTAATTGGTTCAAAATCTTGTAATGCTTTAGAATCGTATGTTTCTAAAAACGTGACTACAAACTCTTCAATTTCCGTAGACATTATAACACATGCTTCACGCATACGTTCTTGTATAGTTGGAACATGTATTCCAACTGTTGCCTTTGCTTCTTCTTGTTTTGTTTCTAAAATTAATACACCCTGTGAACGTGCATGCTCAACTCGTTTTTTAAGAAATACTGTAAGGGGGCGAACTTCGCCCATTGTTCCTGCTAACGTTTGCCAATAGTCGTCATGTGCTTTATAATAATCTGGCATGCCGTTTAACAACATTTTTGCCGTGATTGCAGCACTAACACTTAATGCATGAGTAGGTGCAGCTTTAACTGATTTAATATCTTTTTCAGTGTATTCATCAGGAAGCGTTCGCATCCATTCCGAAACTGATGGATATAAATCTGTAGATTTAAAGTTGTGATAATACCAATCTCTGTCACTAACAGATTTCCTATGAAATTGTTCGCCAGTTAGTTCTTCGTAACCTTCCCACGATGGTTCCATCAATTTACTGCCACGTTTAATCCGAGGTGCTCCACGCACTACTTTTTTCTTACGAGGCTTTAAATTTGTTTTTGCCATTTGATATCTCCATTAAGTTCAATACATATGATATTACAGTTTGTTGGTTTTGTCAACCTTTTTCGTTCTCAAACTCATTATCTAGTGTTTCTTGATCAACATCCTTGAACCAGTTATCTTCCATTGCAATTGTTTCTGCGCTTACATCTTCAAATTTTACAGTTGAATTTAACATATTTGTTCCTTTTTGCTTAACTTACTTATACAGTATAAGACATCTTGGCTTAAAAGTCAAGAAAAAAGTGCAGAAAAGAATCCTGCACTTTCAATAGGTTAGTATTTTTTTTAAATTATTTTTCTTTTATTTGTCTTTCAAACTCTCTAAGACGCTTATAAACACTGGCTAATTCAATTAGAGTTGGCCATGCTTTAAACAAGTACTGTAGTGAACCTTCAACACGTCCAAATGCACGTAAAATCTGTTGCATTACACCTAGTGTCATTACACCAGCTACAATTGCAGGTGCTAAGAACACATAACCTACTAATACATTTGCTTGTAAATACGCAAGTCTTCCTACGTTAAAGTACAAATAATATAAGTAACTCTTGTAGTGGATTGCTCGTACGCCTTCAAACAGTTCATTTAGACTCTTAGGCCTAATTGTTCCATCATCTTCTGCAACAACTAGAATCTTTCTATATGCTGCTTCCTTCTTCTGTAAGTCATATTCAATACCTACTAGTCGTAGTAGCCATGCTAATACAATCATTAATATTGTACCACCTACTGCCCAAATTAGAGCGCCTGTTACTAATCCAAATTCCCAGTCTCCAAAGAACATAATTGGAATACCAACTGATAAACCCATTAATAGTGGGAAGAATTCTACAAGTACCATAACACTTTCAATTAAGCTAGTGCCAAGTCCTTCCATAATCCTACTAAACTTAATAGTATCTTCCTGTACACGTTGTGCTGCACCTTCAATTGTGCGAGCCTTGTCATATACACTGTGATACCATTCAACCATACTTGCTCGCCAACGGAATAAGAAGTGTGCTGTTAAGAAGCTAGTAGCCAATCCTAACACAATCCATAATGCCGCTAATTTACCAAATGCGGCTAAACTGCCCCAATATTCTGTCATTGTTATTGCATTAGGTGTACCTAGTGCAGTTTGTATCATATCATAAAATTCACCAAACCATTTATTGATCTTAACATCAATTTGAACAGAAATCCAAAGTGAAGTTAAAATAACTGCTGATCCGACATATGCCCAAATAGCATATTTCTTGTCTTTAAAAAAATTAAACATAAATTTCCCTCTTATATATTACGCAATAAGTACGCATATAACTATTTAGCAACTTTAGAATTTCCATAAGGCATAAATACAGTATATAATAGGAAACACATAATGCCGAGACTCAGTTTATATAAGCCATACAAAAGCAACGATTATAATTTTATGGATAGAAGTATCCTAGAACAATTTTTAATCGGTGGTACTTCAATCCATGTACACAAGTACTTAGGTCCAGAATCTGATCAATCAAATACAGATCCAACCGAACCTAACTACAGTAGTGGACTACAAAAAGATTTCTTAACAGGTGATGAGATTAATCCTGAAGGATTAGTTGATGAAACTAATATACAAGATCTATTGTTTATGGAAAACCGAGATCGTAAATACGATCCAGATATTTTTGAACTACGTGGTGTATATAATGTAAGTGACAACGACTTTGATTTAACCCAGTTTGGTTTATTTCTAACAAATGACACACTGTTTATTACATTCCACATTAATGATATGGTACAAAAACTTGGTAGACGACTTATGCCCGGTGATGTTATAGAGTTACCACATTTACGTGATGAATTACTATTAAGCACAGACAGAGATGCTGTTAATAAATTTTATGTAGTACAAGACGCTGCAAGGGGATCAGAAGGTTTTTCACAAACTTGGTACCCACATATTTGGCGTATTAAAGTTGCACCATTAACAGACACACAAGAATACAAAGATATACTTGGACAAGCAGGTGATCCAGATAGTCTTAAGAATAAAATTAGTTCTTATCAAACAGAACTTAACATTAGCAATGCTATTGTAGCAGGTGCTGAAGAAGCTGATCCAAATGGACTGCCACTTGCCGATCATTTGTTTGGAGTTGATGATGAATCACCAAAGGCATATGACCACGGTGAAGTATTAGCAACTGGTGATCAATTCCCAGTAAGTCCAAATGATGGGACTTTCTTTATACGTAATGACTTTAATCCAAATAGGTTGTTTGTATTCAGAGGATCAAGATGGCAACGACTATATGATAATATTACTGACAAAACATGGTCTGACAAAACTTACAATGCAGGTTCATTTATTAATAATAATGCAACCAGTGTTGTAGATGATAAAGAGATCCCAGAACGTCAAGCATTAAGTACAGTACTATCCCCTTCTAAGAAAAAAGGGTTAGATTCAGACTTTTAGGAATAAAAAATAATGGCACAACAATACTTTTACGATAAACAAATTAGAAGATACATTCAACAGTTTATAAGACTGTTTAGTGGATTCAGTGTACAAATGGGTAAGGACGATACTGGGCTTCCCATTATGCAACTTGTTCCTGTTAGGTACGGTGATATTAATCGTATGGCAGCACATATTACACGTGAGAACAGTGAAAACATTGTTAACACTGTTCCATTTATAAGTTGTTACGTAACTAACTTAGCAATGTCACCTGAATTAAGAACACTGCCAGGGCATATTGATAAAGTACATGTAATTGAAAAGAAAGTTAATGACGTTACAGGCGAAACTAGTAATGAGCCTGGAAACCGATATACTATAGAACGTCATAACCCAGTTACGTATATGTTGTCAATGAATTGTGATATTTGGAGTAGTAACACAGAACAAAAACTACAATTAATGGAACAAATATTAGTTCTATTCAATCCTACACTAGATATCAGAACTTCTAATAATAAGCATGACTGGTCTTCTTTAACCTATGTAGAAATGAAAGGCACTACATGGAGTAGTAGAAGTGTTGGAAGTAGTATTGATGATATTATTGATGTTGCTTCTATACAATTTGACTTACCAGTGTTAATTAATCCACCTGCTAAAGTTAAACAGCAAAAACTTATACATACAGTTATTAACCAAATGTATAATTTAGGTGATGCAGATTTAGATAATTTTAAAGAAAATAAACCATTTAGTAAAACATCAGTAGAATATACTGTAGTGACATTTGAAGATAGAAAAGTTAAATACGAAGATAATAAATTAACAATATTATCATTAACTGAAACTGCAACTGATGCAGAAGGAAATCCTGTTACATGGACAACTGATTTAAAAACATATGGAGAATTACGTGATGGTATAAGTCAGGTTAGATTAAGAAAGAGTTCTGACCCAGGCGATGCTGATAATGATATTATTGGTAGATTGTATGCCGACACTGCTACTACATTAACTGTAGCAATTGATCAAACTACACTACCTACTAATACTCAAGGCGCCATTAGTGGAGTTGTAAATGGAATGACAAACTATCCTGGTGACGGAACTATACCTAGTGCAGTAGCTGGTCAAAGATATCTATTACTGCATGCAATTCCTGTAAGTCAAAATTGGGATGGATTAACAAGTGCTGACAGATATGACATTGTAGCTTATGACGGCACTGCATGGACTATATCATTTGATGCATCTGCAAATGCCAACACAA